ACACCAGATTCAACAGCAGCTTCAAAAGATATGCACATATTCTTTGTAAAAAGAATACAAGATGTAGATTCAACATACACAGATGCTACGGATGTGCCATACAGATTTGTGCCGTGTATGGTTTCAGGACTAGCTTTTTATCTAGCTCAAAAATTTGCACCAGATAGAATACAAGCTATGAAACTATATTATGAGGATGAACTAGCAAGAGCATTAGCAGAAGATGGATCTTCTTCTAGTACAATAATAACACCTAAAACTTATTACCCAGGAACATAATGGCATTTGCAAGAGGAAAAAAATCAAAAGCAATATCTGATAGATCAGGAATGGCTTTTCCATATGAAGAAATGGTAAAAGAATGGAATGGTCATTTTGTTCACAAATCTGAATATGAAGCTAAACACCCACAATTAGAATTAAGATCTAGATCAGGTGATGCACAAGGTTTACGAGATGTAAGACCTGATAGAACTGAAAATGATGTTTTAATACTTTTAGGACCAAATCCTTTTGAAACTATATCCGCTAGCTCTGGTATAATAAATGTTTTTGAGGTAGGTCATGGAAGATCTACTGGAGATACTGTAAGATTTAGAGGTCCAATATTTACAACATCAGACCCAGATGGTTTTCAAAATCCTAATACTTTTGATGGGATTACAGGTTCAAATTTAGCAAAAGCTGCTGGCTACTCTATTACTGTTGGTAAAAGAGATTCTAGCGGCAACATAGAAAATACAGAAAATTTCTACCACTTTACTGTTGATACAGATACTGCTACAAGTGGTGGAGTATCAGGAGGAGGCAATAATTGTTCGGCTGGTCCGGCAACATTGATAGTGTAATATGGCAGGTTTAAGTGCATCAGGATTAAAAACACAAATAAGAAGCTACACAGAAGTTAGTTCAACTGTTTTATCAGATAGTGTTTTAGAAAATATTATTTTAAATGCACAATATAGAATTTTTAGAGATGTTCCTATTGATGCAGATAGAAAAACATCTACAGGAAATTTTACATCTGGAACAGGCACTGTGCTTGTACCAGCAGGAGCTGTATTTATTAGAGCAGTGCAGGTTTATACGGCAACTGGATCTACTTTTACTGGTGCTAATACATACCTAGAAAAAAAAGATATTACATTTTTAGAAGAATATATTGCAGCAACCACATCCACTGGAACACCAAAATATTACGCAATGTTAGATACAGGAGCGACTGGAGAGAGCTCATCAAACTCTGGATCTATAATTGTATCACCAACACCAAGCGCAACTTTTGCATACAAAATACATTACAACGCAGCGCCAGCACTATTAGAAGGTGATGGTACTAATTATATTAGTATGAATTTTCCAAATGGTCTGCTATATTGTTGCCTAGCAGAAACTTATAGTTTCTTAAAAGGCCCAGCTGATATGCTGCAATTGTATGAACAAAAATATCAACAAGAAGTACAAAAATTTGGAGGAGAACAAATAGGTAGAAGACGAAGAGATGACTATACAGATGGAGAACCTCGTATACCTGTCAGATCACCGACACCTTAAGAATTAAATTATGGCATCAACATTTTCAGATCTTGGTATAGAACTAATGGCAACTGGCGAAAACGCCGGTACATGGGGAACAAAAACTAATACTAATTTACAAATTGTAGAAAAAGCAATCGCTGGTTATGTAGAAAAATCTATCGCTGGTGGTGCACAAACAACAACATTAACAATTACAGATGGTGATACAACGGAGTCAACATCTGTTGCAAGACACGCTGTAATAAAATTAACAGGGACTATTACGGGTAATCAAGTCGTAACTGTTCCAGACTCTATAGAAAAAGTTTATATTGTAGTAAATGGAACATCAGGTGCTTTTACTGTTCAGTTTAAAACTGCTTCAGGATCTGGTGTAACTTTTGGTGCATCTGATAAAAGTACAAAATTAGTTTTTTCTGATGGCACAAACATTAACGATGCAAATTTTAGTGGCGCAACTGATTTAGATGGTGGTGCATTAACTCTTGATGCTGATGCAGATACTTCAATTACAGCTGATACAGACGATCAAATAGATATTGCAATTGCTGGGGCAGATGATTTTAGATTTACAGCAAATACATTTACTGCTTTATCAGGAAGCAGTGTGGTTATACCTGATGGTGGTTTGACTTTAGGAAGCACAGCAGTTACTTCAACTGCAGCAGAATTAAACATTTTAGATGGTGTAACTTCAACAGCCGCAGAGTTAAATATTTTAGATGGAGTTACTTCAACTGCAGCAGAACTTAATATCTTAGATGGAGTTACCGCAACTGCAGCAGAATTAAATTTATTAGATGGTATTACCGCAGGAACTGTATCTGCGTCTTTAGCAGTTATAGTTGACTCAAACAAAGACATATCTGGATTTAGAAATTTAAGTATTACAGGAGATCTTACAGTTGCAGGTGATGATATTACTATGGGCACAAACACTGCAGGTAATTTATTAGTTGCAGATGGCACAAACTTTAATTCAATAGCCGTAGGTTCGTTATCAGAAATATCTAGTATTGCTAATGATGATGTATTTTTAGCAGTGGATACTTCAGGTGGTGGTCTTAAAAAAGTTGCAAGATCAACAGTTGTATCAGGACTTGCTACATCAGGTGCTATATCAAATGTAGTGGAGGACTCTACACCACAACTAGGTGGTGATTTAGATGTTAATGGTAATGCTTTAGTATCTACATCAAATGGTAATATTGCTTTAACACCAAACGGAAGTGGAGTTGTTAGAATCGATGGATCTAATGGTATTGATATGCAATCTGGAGCAATATCTATTAAAAACTCTGGTGCACAATCTTATGTTAGATTTTACTGTGAATCTTCAAATGCACACTATGCACAATTACAAGCACCTGCTCACTCAGCTTTTTCTGGTAATATTACATTAACTTTACCAGCTACCACGGATACAGTTGCAGGTATAGCGGCAACACAAACTTTTACAAATAAAACATTAACTTCACCAAAAATAAATGAAGATGTAGCTGTGACTGCAACAGCAACAGAAATAAATTTATTAGATGGTGTGACTTCAACAACTGCTGAGTTAAATATATTAGACGGGGTAACATCTACTGCGGCAGAGCTTAATATTTTAGACGGAGTTACTGCAACTGCTGCGGAACTTAACATACTAGATGGTGTTACATCAACAGCAGCAGAGCTTAATATTTTGGATGGCGTGACTTCTACAGCTACAGAATTAAATATAATGGATGGTGATACATCAGCAACCTCTACAACTTTAGCGGATGCTGATAGACTTGTAACAAATGACGCTGGCACCATGAAACAAGTGGCGTTAACAGATGTTAAAACATACTTATCAAGCGCAGGATTTAGCACGGATGATCCAACAGCTCTTGCAATTGCGTTAGGTTAGGTTATAAAACAATAGGAGGAAATAAATGGCAAATACTTTTAAGGTAGTAACCTTTGCAGCAGAACCAAATTCAGCTGGAACGCCATATACAGTGTATACAACACCAAGCAGTACAACTACGGTTGTAATTGGTTTAGTGTTAGCTAATATACATACTACTGCAGTTACTGCAGAGGTAGAGTTAGTTAGTGATACATCTGGTGGTGGTAGAGCAGCCACGAATGGCACATCATTTTTAGTTAAAGATGTAACTATTCCTGCAGGAACATCACTTGAAATTTTATCAGGTGGTAAGGTTATATTAGAAACAACAGATGCAATTAGAATTGATTGCTCAGTTGCAGATAAACTATCAGGAACACTGTCTATAATGGAGATTACATAAGATGCCCTATATTGGACCGAACCCAGCAGAATCATTTACATCATTTGCTACTCAAGAATTTTCTACGAGTTCAACTACCTCCTACACTTTAGATCATGCAGTAGCTAATGAAAATGAAATAGCATTATTTATTAATAACGTAAGACAACAACCTGGATCTGGTAAAGCATACACTGCGTCAGGCACAGCGTTAACTTTATCTGCGGCTACAGCTTCGACAGATACAATGTACTGTGTATTTCTAGGTAGAGCATTACAAACTGTAACACCTGCAACTAATAGTATTACAACAGCAATGATTTCTGATGACGCAGTAACTGCTGCTAAAGCAACTGGATTTGGAAAAATTGCACAAGTTGTTTCCACAACTAAAACTGATACATTTTCATCTTCATCAACTTCATTAACAGATATTACAGGATTAAGTGCAGCTATTACTCCAAGTGCATCTGATAGTAAAGTTTTAGTTTTGGTAAGTATAAATGTTGCTATTACAGCAGGTGATAGATTTTTTGCCTTGCAACTTTTAAGAGGAAGTACAGCTATTTCTCTTGGAGCTGCTTCAAGTTCAAGAACTAACTCATCTCTTTTTGGTGTTCAAGGGGACTATACAGGAAAAACTACAAATATTCATACTAAATCTATTGTATTTTTAGATTCTCCATCGACTACATCAGCAACAACTTATAAAATGCAAGGTAAAGCTCAATCAGATGACTCACCAAGTTTTGTTGTAAATAGAAGTGGTGGAGATGCAGATGCTGTTCATGGTGGAAGAACTGCATCATCAATAACATTATTAGAGGTATTAGCATAATGGCAGATTTACATAAAGCAATAAGAGCAATACACAATGACGTTGTTACTATTAATGGTAATGGACAAGAAGATATTATTGCTTGGGATGAAAATGGTAATCAAGTAAGTATTAATTGGACAAATGTAAATGCTTGGAAAGACCCAGATCAATATAAATATAATAGAGCAGCGGAATATCCATCTATTGTAGATCAATTAGACGATATCTATCATAACGGAATAGATGGTTGGAAGACTACTATAAAAACAGTAAAAGATAAATATCCAAAGGAGTAACCCATGGCACTCTCTAAGGTTAACTTTAATAGTCTAAACTTAACACCAACTGCTAATAAAACAGTTGTTTTTAATTCTAATAATAATGGGATAGAGGCAGGTGATGTTGGTGGTGCTTTAACTTTAATATCTACAACAACTGTTAGTTCTGGTACATCAACTGTTAGTATAACTAGTGGTTTAGATTCAACTTACAAAGAATATATATTTAAATTTTATAATATACACCCAGGCACAGATAATGCTGGTTTTTCTTTCAATGGTTCGGCTGACGGTGGCTCAAATTATAATGTAACTAAAACAACTACTCAGTTTAGATCATATAATATTGAAGATGGTAGTAGTACTTATAACGTGGCTTATGATACCGCTAGAGACATAGCAAATGGCACAGGTTTTATGGAATTAGCATATGATATGGGTGATGATAATGATCAAAATGCAAATGGAATTTTACACTTATTTGAACCTAGTAGCACAACTTTTGTAAAACATTTTATTTCAAGATTTAATTATAATCATTATCAAGATTATCAAATAGATATATATGTTGCAGGTTATTTTGATACTACATCTGCAATAAATGCGATACAATTTAAATTTGATAGTGGTAATATAGATAATGGTGTGATTAAACTTTATGGGGTATCATAATGGCACTTACAAAATTTAATTTTAATAGTTTTGATGTAACATCAGCTGCAAGTAAAGGACTTGGATTTAATGCTAGTGCTAATGGTTTTTCTACTATTAATCCTGGTGCTATGACTTTAATATCTACTACAACAGCTTCTAGTTCATCTACAGTATCTATTACAAGTGGAATTGATAGCACATACCCTACTTATTTATTTAAATTTATAAATATACATCCACAAACAGATAGTAGTTCTGCTGAAGCCGCTTTAGTATTTCAAGTAGATACAGGAACTAATACAAATTATAATCAAACAATTACAGCAACTTATTTTAGAGCACAACATGAGCAAGGTGGTAGTGGTGGACAAATAGATTATAGAACAAGTGGAGATCAAGCACAAGGAACAGGATTTCAAAATTTAGCAGAAGGTCAAGGTGCAGACAATGATCAATCGCTATCTGGACAAATGTATTTATTTAATCCATCGTCAACAACTTTTGTAAAACATTTTCTTTCTAATGTAACTTATTCTCATCATGGAAATTATACAATGAATGCATATGTAGCTGGTTATGTAAATACAACAACTGCTTTAACAAGAATTCAATTTAAAATGACAAGTGGAAATATTGATAGTGGTACAATAAAACTTTATGGAATTAAGGATAGCTAATGGCACTTAATAAATTAAAATTTAATAGTATAAATGTTACACCTGCTGCTAATGAAGCGTTAAAATTTAATAGCAGTGCAAATGGATTTGAGACAGGATCTGCAGGTGGGGCTATGACTTTTATTAAAAAATTAACAGCTTCTAGTTCTAGTACTTTATCTTTTGTTGATGGATCTAGTAATGTAGTTTTAGATAATACTTATAAGGAATATATATTTAAGTTTATAAATATTCATCCAGAAACAGATGAAAAAGAATTTCAAGTAAATTTTAGTGCAGATGGTGGTTCAAATTATAATGTTACAAAAACTACAAGTTTTTTTCAAGCATATTTAGGTGAAGCTGGTGATGGATCAGGTGAAACTTTAGATTATGCTGGTAGTAAAGATTTAGCACAAAGCACAGCATATCAACCAATTACAAGAGATCTTGGTAATGGAAATGATGAATGTTGTGTTGGAATTTTACATTTATTTAACCCATCAAGTACAACTTTTGTAAAACATTTTATTTGTGTCACTAATTCTTATATTTTTCATGACTATAGTTGGAATGCATATATAGCTGGGTATTGTAATACTACAAGTGCTATTAACGCAGTGCAATTTAAAATGAGTTCTGGCAATATAGACTCTGGAGATATAGTCTTGTATGGAATTAATTAATATGATATATAAACAAAAAGGAGAGCAATGCCTTATATAGGAAAACAGCCAGTAGTAGGAAACTTTCAAGTTTGTGATGCTATATCCGTAGTAAACGGGCAAGCAGCATATACTATGCAAGTGGCATCTACAAATGTATCGCCAGAATCAGCATTTCACATGCTGGTTAGTCTAAATGGTGTCCTACAAAAACCAGGATCATCCTTCACTATTTCAGGGTCCACAATTACGTTCGCGAGCAACTTAGTTACGAACGACGTTATCGATTTTATAATTTTATTAGGTGACGTATTAAATATAGGTACACCCTCAGATGACACTGTAACAGCTGCTAAATTAAACAATGATATTATATCAGGACAAACAGCTTTAACTGCAGCTCCTGATGATACCGATGAATTTTTAGTATCAGATGCAGGAACAATTAAAAGAATAGATTATAGTTTAATTAAAGGTGGTGGGATTACAGTAGCAGATCAATTTAGATTAACTACAAATTATACAAGTGCAAACCAAAATGTTATTGCCGCAAATATTGAAAGAGTAGATACTGCTGGACAAGCTGGAATGACAGATAATCAAATGTCAGAAAGTTCAGGTATATTTACTTTTCCGCTAACAGGAATTTATCTAGTTATTTTTCAAGGTATTCTTGAAGTAGATGGTGCTTTAGCAAGTAATGCTTTTAACATAGAGGTTACTACAGATAATTCCTCTTACACTTCTGTTGCAGAAACAAGAGGTAGTCTTTCTTATATTAGCGGTGGAAGTGTTGTTAATAAATGGTCTGGTATTACACAAACTCTTGTTGATGTTACAGATACTTCAAATGTAAAAGTAAGGTTTCAATCAACTACAGGGTCAAGTCCTATTGCAGCTTTACAAGGAAGTTCAACTGAAAATTTAACTTCAATGACATTTATAAGATTAGGAGATACATAAAATGGATTTTAAAACAGGAAGACCAAATCATATAGAGGATTATTTGGCTCGATTACATAATGGTCAATGGTTTGGTTGGTCAGACTCTAAAAATAAAATTTATTCAAATTTAATTATTCACGATCAAAGTAAAGATAAACCAACTGAACAAGAATGTATTGATGGTTTAGAAGAGCTACAATCTAATTTTGACAATAAACAACAAAAAATTATAGCAGATAGATCATCAACAAAACAAAAACTTATAGATTTAGGATTTAATGATGATGAAGTTAAATTATTAATAGGAGAATAGATGTCATTATTGTTCTGTAACAATAACTCTATGTCAGCTATAACTAGTACCCCAAGTGGTGTTGGTGGTGGATCAATGGCACTTATATCTACACAGACTGCTAGTGGTTCTTCTGCAATATCTTTTACTTCAGGGATAGATTCTACGTATAAAGAATATATATTTAAATTTACTGACATACACCCAGCAAGTGATAATGTTACATTTCAAGTAGGGTTTAGAGATGGTAGTACAGATTATGATGCTACTAAAACAACTACATTTTTTAGAACATATCATTATGAAGGTGGAGATAATTCTGCAGCTTTAGAATACACAGCAGCTCAAGATTTAGCACAAAGCACAAATTTTCAAAATATATCAGAAGGAACCGGAAATGATAATGATCAATCTTGTTCAGGATTTTTACACTTATTTGATCCATCAAATACAACATTTGTGAAACATTTTATCGCACGTGTTCATAATGCACACGCATTAAATTTTCCTGAAAATATTTTTGTAGCTGGTTATTGTAATGTAACTGCTGCTATAGACGGTGTGCAATTTAAATTTAGTAGTGGTAATATAGACACAGGAACAATAAAATTATATGGCGTTAGTTAAATATAACAATAATAGTTTAAGTAGTGTAACAAGTGCTGCTAGTGCTCCTGCAGGTGCCATGACTTTAATTAAAACTTTAACTGCTAGCTCTAGCTCCACATTGTCATTTGTAGATGGTAGTTCAGATGTAGTTTTAGATAACACATATCCTCTCTATTTATTCAAGTTTATCAATATGCACCCAGCATCAGACTCACAGGCTTTTCAATTTCAAGGTTCAACAGATAGTGGTAGCAATTATAATACTAGCATGCAAACAACTTTATTTAGAGCATATCATTATCAAGATGGCACGAGTGGCGAAGCTCTACAATATAGAGACCTAGATCAAGCAAGTGGCACATCATTTCAAAGAATTACAGATAATATTGGTGCTGGTAACGATGAATGTTGTGTTGGTATGATGCACTTATTTAATCCATCAAACACCACATTTATGAAACATTTTATATTTAATATGCAAGAACATAATGCAACAGGAGATGGTGTAAGTCTTAATATGTTTACATCAGGATATTTTCAGACAACTTCTGCGATTGATGCAATACAATTTAAGTTTGTGTCAGGGGCAATAGAAAGTGGTACAATAAAACTTTATGGAATAAAGGATAGTTAATGAGTCTTGTTAAATTAAATAATAATGCAGTGAAAAATGTAACC